TTACTTTTTGCACATCTTGTTTACGATTTTTTGTACGGCATTGTAATCATATCCAGCCGCTTCCAAACGTTTCTTTCTTTCAGCTCCATTCCCCCACTTACCACTCTGCACCTCTTTTGCAATTTCTGTATTGCTCTTTTTCTTATTGCCCTTGCCTAACGGTGTACAGAACCAAGTCTCGTTTTTGCCTTGTCCAGTAATCCTGTTAAGATCTATTTTGTCTGAAATTCCAGGGCATGTACATTTATCGCTGAACTGATGCAGGTCAACACCACGATGGCACGGATATTTAGAACTGTATGTACCGTTATTCCGGCCGTATCTGGCTTCCCACCAAAATGTGTTGCTTCCTCGTTTCGAAATCACTGTACGATAGCTAGCATAGTCTGCATACATATGATAAATTCCGCATTTATAACCAAGTCCTTCAATATAATCGAGAGCCTTCTGTACATTACCCGCTTTGTTGCCGCATTCTACATCGAGAATGTAGCCTACGAAATACTTACCGATTAATTTCTTGCACGTATTTACCATAAACTTCGCCTGCGATAATTCGTCACCTTTGTCAAGGTATGTGTACAGCCAGTATGGAATCTTTCGTTTTTCGCATTCGCTGATAATCTTTTTTAATGCACTGTCCACAAAGGTAGTGCCCTGCGTCGCCTTTGTGATGATAAAAGGACAGTTGTTCTCAATTTTGTTCCAGTCTTTGACCGGGTGATGGTGTGAAATGTCTGGGTAAAGTTTGCTCATAATTATTCCTCCTCTGGCAATTCGTCTGTCATATCGCTTAAAAACTTCTGTATCCACTTTTTGATTCTTTCCGGTACCGGCAATCCGCACAATGTCATATTTTTCAAAATGCTGACTGCTTCATAAAGAACAAAAAGCAGACAGAAGAATTCGCACACACCAAGTTTCTGAATGCCTAATAATTTTATGTACTGCTCTGGAATCATAAAGAGAATATTAACGTGCATGATAATATCTACAAGCATCAGCAAACCAACGCTGAGCAACATGGCTGTCTTTCTGATTGCCCCGTCAATTCCCACGCACGAATTAAACTTGTGTTCTTTAATTGCCCGAAGCACTCCCAGGATAGTGTCTAATACGACAGCGATTAATAAAATTTCAAAAAATGAATTTCCTGTAGGTAATTTCAATGTTTCCTGAATCATAATCTTCCCCTCCTATTTCTCAGCAAAAACTAATACATTACTCCATCTCCCTGGATAGTTGCCGTACCATGCACGGATTTTTACATAATATTTTCCATGCACCATTTCACAATCATCTTTCTTGCAATCACACTCAAAAGCTGCCCAATGGGCTTTTGGGCTTCCGGAAAATTTATATATGTAAGTCTTTGTCTTGTTTTTAAATTTCGGGTCTCTCGAAAATTGATTCTCGAATCCGGTTGCCTTTTTCACAGGGGTCCACTTGTACTCTATGACTCTCCTATCTTTTTCACTGTCGTATTTGTTCTGCACTGCTGTTGCCTTAGGCCGTGGAGATACCACTGCATAAATCATGTTTCTATAATTATTTCTACTAACAGTCCTCGCTGAAACATTTGACGGAATAATCATTCCGGCTACAAGCAGCATTGCTAACATTAAACATAATTTCTTCTTCATAACTTTTCCTCCTACTTTACAACAATTACGCCTTTATACTTTTCGTTCGTACACCTTCGTGCGTTTTCTTTCTTAACAGTTACTACACTTTTCTTTCCGTCTGAGAAACGATAAATCTTACCCGATTTGCTATCTCTCAACAAGGCAACTGTGTGAATCGGGTTTCCTTCTTCAAACAGAATCATATAGCCTTTCTTTAATTTTGCCTTTAATTGTTCAGTCGTCAAAGACTTGTGATAGGCTGCCGGCTTCCTTGGGCAGATCATATTGATTCCCCTCGCAATTTCTGTGAGCGGATACTTTGCGCCGCATTTCAATTTCCTTCGGGCATACTGCAGCACCTGCTGCATATTTTTCTTGATGCCCTTGTAGCGTAGAGCCATGTAAAACGCCACCAGACTGCATCCATGATGCTGGATAAAATCGCTCTTGAAATTGTATTGCGATGGCACCGGAATATATCTTTTGTTATCCAGTATGATTCTCCACGGATATTTCTTCTTGCTGTTCTTGTTTTTGTTTGCTACTATTCTCATTTTTTCTCACCTCCTTGAGAATAAAAAAATACACAATAGTATCAATAAATACCATTGTGTATCATGTAAAATATGTTATTATAATTTTATAACCTAATTTCATAGGTTAGTATTTTTTTCATTTTTTAAAAGCAGCTCCGAAAGGGGCTGCTTCCTTTTTATTCGTCCATCGTTTCATGCAACCTTTTTAAGCATACTTTTTATCATGATCTAGTACGTGTACATATATATCCTGAATTTGTAACTCACACACTACCTTTTCCGTTGCCGCCGCTCTAAAATCAACCGTATCATTTGCATCTAATGAAATAGTAAAGCTTTCTAATCTTGTATAAAAAGCAACTGCGGGACTATACGGAGTTATTGTATATGCCGCAACCCGGTTTCCGTTTATGAATGGAGCGAAATAACATCTTTTATTTGCTGTGCTCGATTTTGTGCCAAGACGAACCTGGAATAAATACAGTCCTTTTCTTAATATTTTTATTTGATTATCGGAAACTTTCGTATACAATCCATTAGACTCTATACCCTCATTGGTTGTAAATGCAGGAACAGAAACATAAGAATTGTTCGTAGTTGTGCATTCAGCAGAGATATTACCCCAATAATGACATACTACACCAGCCACCATCCGAGATAGCGAATTAAAATAAATGCTAGAACCACCAGTTCGCATCGCATCCGGAGAAAAAGTAATACTTTCTCCATCTCTTGATAATCGAATTTTTCCATCCTGCAAAGATAAGGAATTTTTTAATGTATTCTTTTCTCCATCACTGATATACTTGTCTATTATTATGTATGCGGGTGTAGCATACATGCGGAAATATCCTTTTTCTGTATCGCACTTATACCAACTTGTAGAATCTATAATCGCTCCATTTTTTATTGATACATTTAAATCCTCATTTAAAAAACTTCCAAATCGAACAGAAAAATCCCCATTGCTTGATTCCTCTTTTGTTCCTGTAACATAGCAAGAAATAAGTTTTTTACTACCTGATTGCAAAGCAATAGATACTTCGTCAATTTGACTGCTAAGTGAGTTCTGTTCAATCTTCCATCCGCCAATAGTTCCCTTTGCTCCTTGCAACTCTACGCCAGTGATTTTTCCTGTTGCATTTATATTCTTTGAAAAAATATCATCAACATCTATCATTTCTGCCGTTATTGCTTTTGTTTTAAGTTCTCCACCTTCTATGATTGTTTCTCCACTTGGAGAGCTTACAACAAATTTTTCTGTCAATGCTTTAACCAGCCCATCTGTAACTTCGAGACTCGTTTCTCCTGTTCCGGATTTAATCAGCCAGCTGAATTTATCCGCTGTTTGATTTGCAATACTTCCGATTTCTTTTACATTCTCTTCGGTATCATCCGGGTCCGGAGTCCATTCAGTACAAACCTTCCCTTTTTCTAACTGTGAGTTATAGAGATAGTATGTGCCTGTTTTTCCGAACACAATCTCAAGTTTGTCTCCTGCGGCAGTAAATTGAACATACGAATGTTTCCATTCCATCGGGCTTTCAATATCTTTTTCTGCGACAATGATACTAGAACTTGAATCTGATTTTATATATAACGAAAAGGTATACTCTTCACCGGTCGTCATAATTTTTTTTAAGACAAACGGAATAGTTGTATCTTCTATTGTAAACTTTGCACATGTTACTTCTTTTCCGTTAAAATCAACCTGTACTCTTTCTAATTTGTTTGCCATTTATTACCCTCACATTCCGTTATCCCAGTTAATACAAGCAACAAGTCCGTAGACTAATGCAGCCGCAGAGCTCCACGAACTTCCACTTCCTTTTGCATATACTTTAATCACATCACCAGATTTGCAATCTACATCAAAACTAGGAAGTGAAAGAGCAGAAGAAGTATTAATAGACGCATTTCCAACAGAAGAACCATTTTTGTAAAGATACACAGTAGGATAAGAACTACCACTATAACTACTACCTGATGATGAAGCTAGTATCTTAAAGCGATAAGTTCCTGTTTTTTTGATTGTAAGAGAAACGCCCGTATCTGTTTCGTTTGAAGAATTTGTTACTTTTGACGTTGTCCATGAAGCCATAACAGGTGTATCTCCTGCTGTTATAGTAGATGGAAGTCCAGAACCAGTAGTAGAACCACCAGAACTAGACCCTGTATATGTTCCCATTACTCCAAAAATAGAAATACCAGACTTAATATTTCCTGCAACTAAATTTGCATCACCTTTTATTTTTTGCGTTCCAGTTAAATATTGACTACCTGCAATATACTGATCTGTTGTACTAGGTGTGATATCCTGTCCGGATAATTCAGGCATATTACCGATTATTTTTCCTTCTTTGCCGTATGCAATTTTCCCTTTTTTTACATCTCGATGCTCTATTGTTGCATCGCTTGTATCATATCCAGATGTACTGCTAGATTCACATGTACCGCTTACTCCAAGAATCGTTACTCCTTTTTTAATATTCCCCGCAATAATTTTATTTTGCTCGGTCGTTGAAATTTGAACCGTTCCTGAACCACTATGTTTACCAGAAGGTATTGTATAAACTTCACTTTTACTACTAATGGTTTTATTTACCGTTCCTACATTTGTCATTGTTCCAGAAACTAATATTCCATTTGAATTGACTATTTTCTTTCCACTAAGAACATCTTCTGCTGTTGCGGTAACGGAACTAACATCTTTATACCCACTTATTACTTTTTCAACAGCACTATCAATTTCTTGACCTGTATGTGTTAATGTATAACTTGCCATTTAATTCATCACCTCCGCCACCATATCGTCAATCTGTTTTCCAGTATATATAGATGTATAAGCAGCTTTTATCTTTATTGTATTGCCATCAGAATCAACTAGGCTTTGACCATTAGCATCTACTAAATCTGAAATAGTTACTTGTCCTTCAAATACATAATCTTCAAAATCGAGTGTATTACTATTACGGATAAAGTTTCTAGCTCCGATTTGCGAGCTTATGTCATCCTTTGTCGCTACGACTTTAGATGCTACTGTGAAATGTGTTGCATCAATGCTTAGTTCGCCAGTTACAGTATTAAAATCAAACAAAGCATTTTTTCCAGTAAGTTTAAAACTACCATCTGGAAGGAGTTGCATTGGCGTTACATTTTTACCTGTAAGAGAGCCATCTCCAGCTCCTATCCCAGTTGTAGAAATATAAATTCCGCTGACTGGGTCTTCCATAGTTTTTTTCCCGCTGTATATAGCGTTTCCACTGATATCGAAATTGGCAATTTTTGCTTTAAATGCCGACAGATCAACAACATCAATAGAGGCCGCTTGAATCTTCTGACTATTTACTTCAGCCTCAGATACTCCATTGGCTACATTTATAGCTTTTACGATAGAATCCTGTCCATCCGGCCCGGTGATAATTAGTCTGTCTGTTCTGATTGTGCCAGCTGTAATTGTGTCTGCATCAATCGATTTAATCTTAGCAGACTCAATCGTTGCATCCGCTATCTTAGCGTTTGTAATGGACCCGTTTTGAATTGTTCCTTCCCCAATGGAACCGTTTTTAATGACTCCATTCTCAATCCATGCATTATTAACATTTGCCAAGTCTATATCAGCTTTATTCGCCTTTAGATTCTTGATATCTGCATTGTTTGCCTCTAAATCTTTTGTTTTTATCCAGTCAGTTTCTACACCTTTAATGCCAGTAACAACACCATTTGTAATCTCAAAGGATGAGTTTACTATCTTTACTGTGCTATCTGATGCTTCCAATTTATTGTTGATGAGAGTAATATCGTTTCCTTGGCTATTAACTTTGTTATTTATTTCGGTGATAGTATTGCCTTGCTGTTTTATTGTGTTGTCCAGCTGAACAATTGTATTATTTTGCTGAATTATATTATTATTTAACTGAACAATTACATTTCCTTGTTCATCAACTACAGATATGATTGCTTTGATATCGCCTCTTGCCAGATCAGCCAATTCCCTCGCTTTAATTGCAACAGAATCATCCGTAGGTGGTGCTGTAATGTTTCCTGTTAACCATGCTCTTCCGCCGCTGACTCGTATTTTTACAGAGTCACCTTCCTTACAATTAATAGCCATCTGGGCTGGTGTTTCTTCTGCTCCTCCTTCTATGTGAACATATGCTGTCTTTTCATCAACACGCAAGACTTTTGCAACTGTATCATATGGTTTGGTTCTATTCTGCTTTGTTATTGAGGCAATTTCTTTCACGAATTCATTCAATACTTTCCACCTCCTCTTCTGTTTTACATCCATGCGAAAGTGACAAAGTTTGTGACGTGATTCTAAATTTTCCAGTGAGATTATGCTGAGGATAATTTAGATCTACAACATCACCTAAAAAAATATTTTCGAAAAATCGGCGGCTGTAGTGTATTGTTCTTGCAGGCTTTTGTAATTCTTTCAACTTCCGAATAGCATACGAAGCTATACTTTCTCCGCCAGCTAATTCAACGCTTGTTTCTGATTTCCACACTTCTCTTCCACGATTTACTGTCGATAAGAAACTGTTAGGACTATCATCCCTTGCAATCGCTGCACCATAATCATCATTTATTGCCATGAAACAGTTTGGGGTATCATACCAATCAAATGTATCAGTGATATCACATTCTATTATGTCATTATCATTAATACCGGCTGTGAGATTGCTATTTTCATCATTTGCGCAGATAACAATGCTACCATCTCCGCTGATTCTAATTCTCCACCCTATGGCATCAAGTACATGCAGTGCCATGCTTAGCCTTGTTTCTCCATCTTCTGCGACTATACTTTCCGTTGTGATTGGTGATGTTCCCTCTATGTATACCGGAGCAGGTATGCAATCAAACAGATTTTTGATTTGCTTTGCTCCGCTCCCAGCAGGGACATAATAGCCACGAGGTAAAATCATATCGTTTGCCGGTTTGAGAACCGAATAACATTCTATGTTATAAGTAGCCCGTATCCCATTAAGCTTTCTTTCAGGAAATGCAGTTAGTCCAGTAAACAGAGGGGCTCTTACACTTGTCCCGCCTTGCTGAGCTTGTAAATAAATACGAATCCAGCACTCTTTATCTGTTATTTGTTCGGTCATTGTTATGGAGGCAGACTCTCTTAAATCTGAAGAGCTATCACGATCTATATTTCCTTCTGTAAATTCAAATTCCTGTCGATCTGTCCATGTTTTAGGATCAACTGTTGTTAGAATATATCTTGCTGAAAATCCTCTACTCCAATCCATCATGTCACCTCATTAGGATGTTCTGCATTCCATTGTTCTTGCGTAATCGCATCCTGTTCTTGTGTTTCAATTCTTGATACCGCCAACGAAAAATTGATAATTTGCGGAGTGTTTCCATCCACTGCCTCTGCCACTTGGATATCGCAGGCGAAAGAAGATCCTTCCGGTGTTCTTATGTGACAGACCCCTGGATAATCAGCCAGGCGGCGCATTTTTTCTATCAGTTCTGTTTCGTCCAGGGATACACTATTGGCACTCAGTTTTAAGTCTCTTTCAACTGCTTGATTCCAGTCACCTTGCACAGAACCGCCGAGATAAGTCGTCCTCTCAAAATCTTTTTTCCATGAATTGTCCAAGGTCATATCATATTGAAGTTCTATCATCTCTTCATCAAAATTAATGATTGTCTTTCCCTCTGAAAAATCAAAAAAATAATAACTCCAAGCAAAAGAATTTTCTGCTGTAATATAATCTCCATTCGCCGTCTTGCCTACTACTAGGATTCCTCCATTATCATTCAGAGCAGGGTATGGATCTATATAGTCTTGGGCATAAATGCCATCTGATAGGATTAACTCCGGTCTGTCCACACTTAGTCGATACAGATCAAAACTATCACCTTCTGCGTAATCGATTGGTTTCGCAACATTAATAATTGCAATTTTATTTTTTTTATCGGCTGACACTATAGCTTGCGGAACTTCCGGTTGATGTTTCCATCGTACGACAAACGGTATCTTCTTTGTTGCCACATGCTCGTAAATATCTGTGAACACAATCTGTATGCTATATCTGGCACCATCATCCATCTGTCCGATTAGGTCATTTAGTCCAACAGTATAGTCATCCGTTTCGTCACCGGTAAAGCTGGCAATGATTTCATTACAAAAATGTTGTTCCTTTAATCCGTTCGGGCGGAGAATATAATAATCTTCATCTCTGACAACCGTTACTTTTGCTGTGCCAAAAGAATCCCCGAAGGAAGGGGATATTGTTAGTGGTAGCTGCTCCAAATAGTTTGTTGTGCCTTCCGATGATTCTGGTACTGTCTGGTCGCTTGTTTCCGTGGTAACATCGCCAGAATTATATGTGGTTGCTTCCGAAACAAGATTTGTTGTAACGCTGTCTATCACAGGTTTTGCAACGATTTCGACAGCTACGGAATCTGACCACGCTCCTTCCTTTCCTCCTTGTGCTGTAACCATTGCTTTTAAATAATGGGTTTCTCCTACATTCCACAGGTTGCCCGAAAGACTATTTGCAGCATAGATTTTGTTAATGTTTTCAATCGTTTCTGATAATGTTTCCATGCCGGAAGACATCATTAAGACAACAACGTTTCCATCTTTTCCTTTAACCGGTTCATCGTTAATCGCTTCTGCTATTTTTATGCTCGCTTTGCTGTTTCCGGTGTAGCCGACACTGCAAATAACTGTGTCGTCCATGGCAAGATAATTTTCTGTCGTTGCAAGCGTAGGAGTCGTTGGTGTCTCGCTCAGAGATACGGAAACCGTATCAGACCAAGGAGATAACACTTCCTCGTCCCCAGAGGTGTCCCGCAATCTTACGCGGAAATAATATGTTTTTGCCGATTCAAGAGAGCCGATATGCCACGTGGTCTCCCTGTCCTCTACATCATAAGTAGTTGGGGCATCCGTACTAATCCATGCGTCCTCATGATCCGCCCATGATATGGTAGCTGCATCTGCATTTTTCCACGACCAATCCCAAGTTAATTCTACGGTATCAGATGCCACCGCCATTGCAGTTATATTTTTCGGTGGGACTGCGATTTTTCTTGTTTCTGAGTAAACCCACCCGGACTGCATGAGGGGACTGAGTTTGTAGGTGGTGCCAGACGCTCCGCTCTGAGGTGTGGAAGTTCCGGTAAAATTCTTGAGGGCAATCTGGTATTCAGTGCCGCCGGAAACGTCCGGACACGTAACTGTGATTGTGCCCTCCTTGTCAGTGATCGCGATAACGCCTTTTTCCTCGTTGTCTATTTTCATCCAGATTGCTGTTTTGGCGTCAGGAACCCCTGTCTTTCGCTCAACACTATTGATGGTAAGTGTTGTTCCCGTTGCCGATACCGTATCAAATGACGGGGATTTTAAAGCCCCTCGCGCCGCTACTCGTGGCTCAGAATACGCATATTTTTTATCATGTATGCTTTGCACTCTTGTCCACATAATCTGGTCTTCCGCTATGCCATCGTCTGTGTTAAAATCTGCTGACACCGTATAATCATGGTACGCAACAGTTACTCCGGTACTCCATGATGTGCCAGTATATCTTTCTCCACTTTCCGGTGTGTCTATGGCGTATTGTAACTCCATGGAATCCACGGGGCGGTCTTGTGGCGATGCCTGCACCCAGTTTGCCCATACATAGCGGCTAGAGGAGCCTATCTCTTTGCTTCCTGTGCTCTGTATGTTTGGGCGCTCTGGGATGCTGTAATAATGATACGCATAACCCCAACCGGAATCTCCGGCACACCCTCTTGATTTTACCCTTACAATACGACAAAATGTCTTATTTTGTGTCGGAGAGCCATCCTCTGTTATCGCCCATGTTCCAGATGCTCCTGTATAGGATGTATTGGTAAAGCGAGCGTTTGCAATGGCGCCCTTATAGTTTGTCATTAATGCGGTCTGTACCTGCGTCCTTGCAAAATGCCTTGCATCATTTGCCTCGTATGAGGTATTCCAAGTAAATGTACCTTTATTTGCGCCAGTATCATCAAGAGAATAAGAAACGGAAGGGGCATTTGGTGCATAAATGGTAAATGTCTTTGTGGAATGTGCAGCTGTATAGGTATGCTTTTTATCACTTTTTGTTTTGCCCTTTACCTTAAACTCTATTGCATTTAATAATTTTGATGAGACAGGATAATAATTTTTTGCATCAAGTGCTACTGTTTTTTTTGTTGCTGATTTTCCTACATCTATTTCTTTCCATTTTGTCCAATCCCACTTGGAAGCACCGGCATTTTTTGTATGTAGACGATACCAGAGCCACTGCCCATCTTCGTATTTTTTTGCCGGTATTTTCCATTCAATCGTAAACTTTAAACCGTCTCTTGATATAGTCAGACCACTGGGAGCAGCAGATTTTTTTTTCTTTGCCATTATGCCATTTTCACCTGCCTTCTAAGCTCGCTCGCCATTCTTCTTCCCCATTCTTCTGGGTTATCTGCGCCATTTACGGTCACATTGATAGTTACATCATTTTTTGTTCCCTGCGTTGCTTCACGTATGTCACTCATCAGTCTGCTACGACCGTATAACATCTCATCCCCCGCTTCTCCTGCTCCGAATAAAGTAGCATCTGAAAATACATATGGATTTTCCATAGCTTTTTTATACCAGCTCACATTAAAATGTGGCAAACTTCCTTTGCCTCCGATACCGAACGGAGCCTTGCCGCCTGACACACTGACATGCGGCACTTTCAAATGCGGCAGTGACCAAGAAAACTTAAACGCTCCTTTGAATTTAGATACAATGCCTTTGATAATGTTCCAAGCCTTCGACAAGATGCTTTTTACTGTGGATGGAATCTTTGAAATCCCATTTTTAAGTGCTGCGGTTGCAGCCTTGCCACCACCTGATAAAGTGCTCTTGAATCTGCTCATGGCAGTTCTCGCCCCGCTTACTACTGTATTTTTAAAAGATACTATAGCATTCTTTGCGGTACTGACCATCTTAGAGAAAATTGTCTTGACGCTTGTTACGATACCATTAATACCACCTTTGAAAGCATTTGCTGTTCCCTTGGCACCACTCACCAGCAAATTCTTGAATTTTTCCATTGCTGTTTTTGCGCCATTAGATAGAATATCTTTGAGTTTCCCTACCGCAGATTTTGTAAATCCAGAAATCTTTTCTGGAAGTGCTTTCACACCATTTACAATACCTGTTACAATCGACTTTCCAAGATTTATCCAGTTAAAAGCCGTAAGCACAGAAACAATGGCTGTGATAATCTTTGGCAGATTCGCCACGATTGTTGGGATTGCCTTGATAATTCCTTCTGCTAATTTTCCAAGGAGCACAGCACCTGTGATAAGTAGTTTAGGTGCATTATCATTGATAATTCCAGCCATGTTCTCAACGATGGTCGGCACATTTTCCACCAGCGTTGGAATAGAATCAATCAGACCGTCCGCGATATTGGTAATCAAGTCAAGACCACAGTCAATCAAATTTCCTGCATTTTCCCGTATAGTTTCGGATAGATCCGAGAGCATAGGCAATGCCTTGTCCAACAATTCCGGGATTGCTGTTTCCATGCCTTGCCCGATGTTTTCTACAAGATTCACTCCTGTATCTACTAGTCCAGTAAGTCCCTCACTGCCAAGACTGACTATATTACTAAGTTTTTCGCCGATTGTTGACGCAATCGTTCCCCAGTCCGCATTTCCAAGGGAACCACTTATCATATTTACTAAGTCAAGACCCATGGAGCCGAAATCGGCTAAAGACCCTCCAATGTCGCCAAAGGTAGAGAATGCCGAGGATAAGGCGCTACTAAAATTGAAAGATGCTATCCGCTTCTTTACCGTAGTATCCAGACTATCCATCGCACCATCAACAACGCTCCCCCAATCAGTACTTGTAATCAAATTCCCGATACCTGTCACAATATTGGCGAGCAGAGGGGCAAGGTTTGCTCCAAACGTAACAACACTGTTTATGAGATTTTTCAACGGCTGTGTCATATCTCCGCCAAGGGACAACTGCCCTAAAAAGTCAGTCCATGACGACTTCATCATGCTTACTGAACCAGTCAGGGTGGTGGCCGCCTCTTTAGAGGTCGTACCCATGACGCCCATTTTGGATTGCACAACATGAATCGCTTTTACGATATTGTCATAAGACAGACTCGTGCCATCAACACTGATTCCTAACTTATTCTGCACATCTGTCATTTTAGATGCATCTGCAATAAGACGCTGCATTTCTGTTTTTGTGCCACCATAACCAAGTTTCAAATTATCAAGCATCGTATAGTTCTGCTTTGCAAATCCTTGATAGGCATTCGTTATGTTGGTCATATCCGTCCCCATCTTATTTGCATTATCTGACATGTCCCTCATCGCTACATCGGCAAGCTTTGCCGCCTGCGCTGTATCTCCGCCAACTGAAGACACCAATGAGGCTGCAAAGCTCGTTGTCTGCTCCATATACTCATTTGCTGACATGCCGACTGTCTTCCAGGCATTTGCCGCATTCTTCTTTACTGTTTTTGCCGCATTGCCAAAAAGTGTCTCTACACCGCCAAGGGATTGTTGGAGCTTGCCGCCCTCGTTAATAGATGAAGCTAAAGCTGTACCGATACCTGCAGCTGCTAAAATTTTTGTCGCTGTTGCCGCCATCCCTGACCCGAGTTTACCACCAAGACTCTTTCCACTAGAACTTACGACAGGTCCTCCGCTGCGATTAATAGCCGCTGCCATCCCATTCATAGATGGAAGAATCTGTACGTAAGCTTGTCCGATTGTTGTTCCACTCACTCCCTCATCCCCTTTCGTTGTTTTTATTCCAGTTGTCCACAAATTCCTGTGGTGTAGAAAATCCTACAGGTTCATTATCTCTTTCCCTCATGTGTTCCAGAAATAAATACGGCTTATCCGCTTCTTTTTCATCAAGAAAACCGTACCGGAACAATTTCAGTTCATCCGCGATATGTGCCACAACTAAAGAGATCGGCGGGTATGTGATTCCTATAATTTTCTGCATGATACGTGATTCCTCTCCAAGACCGGCGGCAAGAGTAGCAATCACCTCTACCGGATAGGAGTCAAGTCCGATAACATGGTACACTTCTGCGAGATCACAGAAAAGCTCCTCTTCTCCCGCCGCAATCATCAAGGAGAGGTTAATCAGTTTTTTGTTCCTGGATCTTTGCCTGCTTCTTCAAGCATTTCAGCGATACCTTCCCCGAAAAGCTCGTCTGCATACTTTTCCTCTGTGGCATTTTCGTCACAATGATCCGCAAAGGCTTCTGCCTGTTCCGAACCAAGTATGATATCGGCAAGATTGAGCACGGCGCGGTTAGACTCATTTTTCTCCAGTTCTGTTAACAGCCGCACAGACTTCATGCTATGCAGTTTTTTGGGGTCTACCTCGTAAGCAAATCCACTCTTTGTTTTTCCTTTTAACATGTATACCCTCCCTATTTATGCCGTGAGCAGATACTCTAAGTGCGTTACTGATTTCCCGGCACTCTCAACATAAGTCGAGATACCTGTGACTGTTACGCCATATCCCACAGGTTCATCGTCTTTGTAAGTAATTGTTTCCATGCCAGATATCTTCCCGTTCGGGATAACAATCCGCTTGTTCGCAGTTCCCATGGATGTATCGATAACATAGACTCCTGCTGGTACTTCCTCTGTAGTTGCCTTGATTGTCAGTCCCGTAGCTAAATCCCCTGTAACATTGTCTGCCCCGTAAATTGCCTTCAGCACCGCAACATTTAACGATTCCAACAGTTTATAAGACCACGTATCTGTTTTGCTAGTCTGTGTGGACAAGACTACATCTCCACCCCACGCTTTTACATCCGTATTCTCTGCTGCATTCTCATTGCTCACGCCATCCTCAGAAATATATCCCAGGCATTCAAATGCCTTATCTAATGCATCTTTTGTATTTGTCGGCAAGGCAGTCCCCAATGGGGCGAAGTAGATCGCACCCTTAATATTTGGTTTTCCTGCTTGTACATTTGTAGCTGTGTTTCCCATTCTATCCCTCCTTATTTATGCGAAATATCAAAAATACATTGATAGCGGTACTGTTTTTTTCTTGTATCTGTTGCATTGTAAGCAGAAACCAGATGTGCACCGCTGATATCTGGTCTCTCGACTATGCCCGGAATAAAGTTCTGTACTTTTTCATCCAGAGCAGCCGCGCCATACAATGTTGCGGCATAACTCTGGAAAGCAATAGAGTCCGTGATAATGTAATTAGCACTTTGTCTGCCCACTCTTTCAATGCGGACGTAAGAATCTGGTTCATCTTCTGGAGATTCTGCCACAATAGGCACATCAATCAGATTCTTTAAATAATCAATCACTACAGCTTCGATAATCATTCCCTCACGCTCCTCCACGCTTTTTCCAGGATATTCCCGTTCAAGTTTCTAAAATAGTCTTTGTCTGTGGCAGGTTTCACAATAACAGCTCCACGTTTCTGATATTGCCTTTCTTCTATGTCAAATCCTGGTCCTGCAATTTCCTGTATCTGTGTCGCATACTTGCGGCACTCAGATAAAACTTTGGGGGATTTTCTTAGTGCAGCATATCCGTTGAAATCGGCTTTAAATTTAAATCTACTCATACCGTTCCACCATCCATCTCTGATTCCATTTTCCCGGAATATTCGCATCGATTCCTTCTTTTGGCAATCCGAATACCCTCCACGACTCTCCAAAAAAGTCAACGCGGCAGTCTTTCCATGTATGATTATCACCTTTGGGAATCGCAATCTCATACACTGCCTTCTTCCCTGTGAGGTTCAACACATCCAGCACTTCGGTAGTTGCTGACGGAGCTACTAATACATTTTCTACATCAACCGGTATTTCTTTATACACAGAATGCCCGAACGGATCTGTTCCTGTTTCCTTTTTTTCATACAACGTTACCGTGATTCCTTTGATCATGATTCTCCCTCCTGTACTAAGTCGGAATATGGATTTGTGCATCCAATCCGATTTCCAACACCAAGGAGTTTTTTATCCAATTTTGTCAGATACAGCTCGCCGCTACCATTTGCATTCGTCCAAGTCTGAGAGTACACCATCGCTGATGTAGTTGCCTGTGTTGCTCCAATTGGAATCCCTTCGTCACGGCTTCCCAATATACGGATTACCATGTTGCACGATACTAATTTCTTAGCATTTTCCGAAGCCTTGTCATTGTAGGCATCAATAATGACTGCCGCATCATCTAATAGAGCTTTCACATAGTCCGAATCCGTTTCTTTTACTCCGTTTCTCCTTTGGATATCCTCATATGTCGCATAAGCCATTCAATCACCTACTTTTTTGCTGTTGAGGTTTTTCGTCCTGTTGCAGCCGTCTTTTTTACCGGTTTCTTTACCGGTTCTTCTTTTGCTTCCGGTTCCTCTTCAACTAGTTGGAACATAGTGGAGTCTAACGCAACGTCAGACTCTACTACAATTTCTGTTTGTTTGTATAAATATTTCATAGTCTACCCTGCAGCTTTCATGATTTTCGTGAATGCTTTCTGGTCTAAGATTCCGATTCCATATACAATCTCTGCACGGATAGCAATCTGATTCTGTCTCTGTAAATCTCCAAGTCCATCCGGATCACCGTATTCGATCAGATGCGCTCCGATTGATCTCTGTACGCCCCATCTGAATGCATCAAACTGACCAATGATACCGAGCAGATTTGTATCTGCAGTAATTTCGTTCTTCGCGGAAACTGTATCAGATACCGATGCCTGCATTCCGGAGAAATTAGTTAAATTCTGTCCGAATCCAATTTCCGGATAGATTTTTCTGCCATTTGCATCCCTCATTGTTGAAAGACCGAATGAAAGCGTTGGATCCATCGCGATTCCGCTCGGAGTATATCCGGATGAAATGATTACTCCCGCTGCCGCTTCAATAGCTTCATCGTATTTTGTACCAGTCAGCTCTACTTTCTGAGTTGTATCAATCAATCCTTCTTTCACCAAGTCCGACACTGTTCCGGTAAGTGGATTAATTTTGTGGATGCCTACAAGATCAAGTGCTCTTCCAAGTGCGATACCTGCGTTGGATGCCAAATCCTGCAGCACGCCAATCTGAACATCTTCGTCTGCCCACTGTACCTCCTGTGAAAATCTCATAGTAACCTGCAGTTTAAACGGATTGATTGTTTTTGCCCCATAGGTTGTCGGTGTTGGGGATTTCTGTCCACCTTCACCTACCAGTTCCGCTTTTGGCGGTGCTGTTAATACCCACACCTGCTGTTTGCCAAACTTCTGTGGTCTTGCTCCGGATAATTGTGCCAGAGTAGAGCCTTTCTGTGCTTTTTCAAAAATGCCTCTTGAGATTTCAGCCGGAATCTCAAAATCTGTACTAATCAATGCTGCCATATTTTACTCTCCTTTTCCAAAAATCTGATGTGCAAATTCTCGCATTGCATCGTCATGTTCATAATGTTCTGTAATATTACCTCTGTTTCTTTTTGTTCCTGGATAACTTTTTGGTTTTGCAAATTTCAGAATTGCTTCTGCCTGTTTCTTACAGGTTTCTTCATCTTCTCCTGTAAGTAGATCTATTGGAACACTTGTGTCTTTCGCCACTTTTTCTCTCACCTGTCTAACAGTGCTTTCCTTTTTGAGTGTACTAAGTTCTGCTTGAAGCGCATCCGACCTCTCTTTTTCTTTCTGAAGCTCCGTCTTACTCTGCTCTTGATACTCATCATACTTGTTTGCTTTTTCTCTCAGGTCTTCATAATCCGCGTATTTCTGCCGTTCTCTCGCAAGGCGTCCCTCTATGATTGAATCTATTTCCGCCTGAGTAAAAGTTTTTTCATCTGCCATCGTGTTTCCCTCCTAATTGAGTAATTTTTTTAGTTAAAATCCACATTTAAGGCATGTGTTGCCATAAAAATAACACGCATCTCTGCGTGTTAGAATTATTACTTTATTCTTCTGTGTGACATATGTTAGTTATTTTTCTATACACATCTTCGTAAAGTTCCTGTTTGTCTCCGTTATAGGTATATTCAGCATAGATTCCATCCCCGCTGAATGTTGTAGAAAGCAATGCTTTGTAGTTCTGTAGAGTTTTACATGACCATACAACAAATACATTGCTTAAATCTGCCGGCGGTGTCTGCGGTGTATCTGCATAACCATTCTTGTTGTACCATTCAACTAATTTCTTCTTGCATACACTCTCGAAGTGTGCCATTCCTGTGATAATCATGACTTTCTCCTTTCTTGCGCCGGCGCAATTAAATCATTAGGTCTACATCCTCCATTACTGCTCTTGCTTCGAGTACTGCCATGTAATCTGCCATAGCTTTAAGCTGCATATTGTAAGTGCTGCGCGGGCAGGTAGGTTCAAAGGCAAGTGTTCCCTCATCCCATTTCTTAAGCATTTTTCTTAATCCGTCAAAGCGAACCTCTAACTGCTTATATTCTGCCTTAAAACGTTCCTTATAATCTTCACTTATCATACCTACCGCCGTTGCTGGAAGCTTATTCTCATCGTATTCTCTATAAGCTTCCTCAAATGCATATGCCGGAGACCAGCTTACATAATCATCGCTGTACTTGACAAGATAGCCTGCGTCCTCTGGATTTTCGTCTGCCGGAATTTGCCAACCTCTGAATTTGTTATAATCTCCTCTTGTCATCAGTCTTGCTTCAACTACTTTTGTTTCAACATACTTTTTCATGTTCTCTTACCTTCCTTTTCTTAAAAATTATAAATAACCTTACAATTATTGATATTTCCGTTTGCCAGCCGATACTCAATCACTGTAGGATATCTGTTTTCTTCTAACCATTCTCTTATTTTTGTAAATACACTTTCTTTATACTGAACTGTGATTCCATCATGTCCGTTCCGGCTATATGCCGTTCTGACAATTTCATCTGTAAACAAATCAAGCTTCTGAATAATTGCCGCTACTGCTTTGTCGTGTGGTTTTCCGCTTGATGACATGATTCCAAGTTCTTTTGCGATAGAGGTACAATCCCAGAGTTTTTTGTCTTCTGTTATTATCGGAGAATGAACAGGATAACCATTATCTGTGTAAATCCTTACAACTTCCGCTGCAATGAACTTGACATCCACGCCGGCTTTGCCTAACAGACCGCTGATATTCTTTGCCATCTGGTTGACAGAGGACAGCTTCTCTTTCTTTTTCTTGGACTTTTTTTCTGGAATACCATCTCGGATTACATTTTCCATTTCATGAAAACGATTGATGTATCTTGCAGTAAATTCTGTACCCTTAGTTCCTGTAAGTTTATGAGCGATGAGTTCGCAACCTTTCTTTGTAACATTAAAGCACGGGCGACTCTGATTATTCGCATCTTTATAAGTGGATTCTGTAAAGAAATCGCCCAATCCAATTTTGGTTTCGGCTAACTGAGTAATATAATTTCTTATATCTCTAAGCAATTTGCTATGTTCTTTCCCTACCATCTCCGCTACTTCAATGCTACTGATTGTCTGTTCAATTTGTTTCAT